AATTTCACGAGAGCCTTCTTCTATCGTCACAATATAAGGAAGTTTAATTCCAGTCATTTCCCCGTTGGGATCACGATCTTCAAAGCCCTCGAGATCTAAGTTTACATGACACTCAATTAAAGTAAAGATATCTTCGTAACCTGATTTAGTGACTCCTTCGATTTCTCTCTCTTTTGATTTTACATCATCTGTTTCAGTAACAGAATCATCACTTGGTAATAAATCTATATCTTTATAAAAACCTGCTACTTGTTGTTTTCTTAATTCATTTCCAGAAATTTTTATAACATGCATAATTGCTTCAGCATCATCTAAAGAAGTTGCTGAATATGGAACTACTAAATCTTCTGCTGGTACAAATTTAGAAACAGCTCTTCCAAGTAAATCGTCATAATAAACTTTTTTAAAAGTAGATCCTGATAATGGTAAGTAAAATAACATTGTATCAAATTCTGGTTCATATTCTTTCATGACATCCATAATTTGATAATTCATAAAATCTCTAACACGAGTTGCTTGATCTTCTTTTTCTCTTGATGAGTTTCCAATGATTTGAGTTCTAACCGGTCCGTCTGCTGGTAATAATTCTTTATAAGCTAAAGCTTGAAATTGTGTTACTGCTTCTGCAAGAACAGGATGTGTTGCACCTGATGCACCTTGAAAAGGTTCTGTTCTTTGGTCATATTTAAATCCAAGTAAATCTAAACCTTGAGTATAAGTTTGTTCCCAATCTCTTCTTGAATTTTTATAGTCTTCAAAGTTTTGATAAAGTTCTGAACCCAAAGGTCCTAAAACACTGTCTGGTAATAATTCTGCTAAGTTGTCAAAATGATTTATACTTTCGCCTTGATTAAAAGCTCCTGGTTGAAAATTAATTTCAACTCCACCATCTGCTGTTGGTGTAATTTCTGTGTTACCTACATCTGGAATAGATTCTTGAAGTTCTACAATTTCTTCTGCAGCTGCTTCTGGACTCTCTATTTCAATCTTATTTGTAACTTCGTTTGGAAGTGACTTGTCTATAGTTGCCATTTAATTTCTCCGAACTTACTATCTTAACCTTATTATACGTAACATTCAAGCCCTGTGGGTTAGGACCTGATTTAGGTGGTATAGTCGTTGTTAATTTTTTCATACTACTCCAAAAGAAGCAGGATTCATTCTATATCTTGCAATTAAAGAATCTAGTAAAGGGTCTCCCGTTGCTTGATTATATAGTGGTGCATATTGAGGTAATGTAGTTATTCCTCCATCAGTAGATGTACTAGTTGCTGGTCCAGTTTGAACTGAAGAAGTTTCTTGAGTATCATCACTTGGTCCAGTTGCTCCTCTGTTAGCAGCACTTACAGCAGAGCTAATTGCATTTGCGACCATTCCGGCAACAGGTCCTCCAATAATTCCAATAGCTGTTGCAACAGGATTATTCACAGCATTTTGAACTGCTTGATTCACAGCATTTTGAACTGCTTGATTCACAGCATTTACTGCTGCAGAAATTCCAGATTGTTCACCCATTCCAACTGCTTCGCCTGGTCCTGGTCCAACATCAGTACTAAATCCCTCTGATCCACCTGGTCCAGATGGTCCTCCCATTCCAACTGCCTCTCCTGGTCCTGGTCCAGTGTCAGTTCCAAACCCTTCTGATCCTCCTGGTCCTGAAGGTCCTCCCATCCCAATTCCTTCTCCTGGTCCTGGTCCAGAATCGGTTCCAAATCCTTCTGATCCTCCTGGTCCAGATACTCCACCTGAATCACTACTACCTCCAGAATCACCACCATCACTTCCACCATCTCCACCATCTCCACCACCAGCGCCACCACCTGATCCTTGTAATGATGGAAGTCCAAATGGACCTTTATTGGGTTTACCTTTTAATGAACCATATAAATTTAAATCTATTAAAATTTTTTCTTCATCTTTTGTAATATAGGAAAGATGTGCAATAGGATGTTTAGGAGATGATCTCCAATGAATAGGAGCGTTAACTGTTTTTTGTTTTCCTAAATAATTTAAAACGCCACCTTGTTTGACAGGTTTTGTCTTACTAGGTTTTTCAATATTAATATCGTAACTTATTTTTTTCTCAATCATGTTAATAGTAAGTTCTATTTACTCTTGGAACTACTTCATCTTTATAGTCTTCTGGATGAGAAATCAACCCACCTTGTCTAAATCTCATTAGAGCTTGAGTCATAGAATCTACTAAATCGTCATTATCTCCATGTGGAAATGCAGCACATTCTTCAATAACTTCCTGTGCAAATTGTTTATTTTTAGGGGCCCATATCTTTCCAGATTCAAATAAAGGTGCAACTGCATTAACTCGTGCATGTTTATCATTTCCTTTTGAGGGTGAATAATTAACCACCGGTATTCCCATTTGTCTAAGTTCATAAGTTAAAGGTAATCCTGAAGCTTTAGCTTCAACTAAAACAGTCTCAGGTTTCCAATACATATATTGTTCGTGAGCCAAGCGCCTTAGTTCAGGAAACTCCACACGCTTTTTTATAGCATCAAGCAGTATTAAATTTGGACCAGAGTCCTGGTCTGGATAGAATACACCCCAAGTAGTTATTGCCGAATAGTCCGCAGTTTCTTTTTTTAAAAATGCAGTATCATAAGATTGAATTACATGTTCAATTGCAGGCACATAATCTTCTTCCCAATCCTGCCACCATTCACGTTTAATAATAGCTCCTTCTTCTGAGGTTGGATTTTGCATGTATTGTGCATTCCATTTAGAAACACCAGCTGAAGCTTTAACTGCAAGTAAATCTTCTAACTTCCAATATTGTGGCCAGCAAGGTTTACCGCTTGGCATGATAGCTGGAAATTCAACTATCTCCCATTTATCAGCTTTATCTTCTGATGCTTGAGCCTTGATCAATTGTGCAGTTAAATCTTTTGTACTCCATCTAGTCATAACTAAAACAATACGTCCACCAGGTTGCAATCGTTGACGTGGTCCTGATGTGTACCATTCATATGCTTTATCAAATGCTGTTTGTGAATTAGCATCTTGCTCTGAATGTGGATCATCGATGATTAATAAATCAGCACCTCTACCGGTTACTGCACCTTGGACACCGACTGCAAAGTATTCACCACCTTTATCAGTTTCCCAACGTCCAGCTGCTTTTGAATCTTCTTGTAATCTTGTATTAAATATTTCTCTGTATTCAGCTGAGTCAATTAAGTTTTTTGTTTTACGACCGAATCTTACTGCAAGTTCTGCAGTGTGAGTTGCTTGAATAATTTTTAATTTAGGATCATTACCAATCATCCAAGCAGGTAAAAAGTATGATGCAAATTCTGATTTAGTATGCCTTGGTGGCATATTAATAATTAATCTTTTTAATTCACCTGATTTTAATCTATTAAATTTATCTGCAATAGTTTTATGGTGGGAGCCTTCAATAAAATCTGGCCAAATATATTTTACAAAAGTTAAAAAATCAGAACGTGTTTCTCTATTTTTTCTTTTTTTTATTTTAGTTAAAAAATTTAATTTCCAATTTTTTCTAACTTCAGGATCAGTAATCTTATTAATTTTTTTTAAAATATCTTTATTAAGCATAATATCTATTATGGTACCTAAATTGTTTTTAACACCCCCGGGGGTATAAATCCATAGGTAATTTAGAACCCAAAACGAATTTATTAACTATGACTACGTAAATCTTAGACTAAAGGGTATGTCTGGGACCCCTTTAATTGATTTACCCTCTCCCCCCTCTTTAGAATAAAAGTAAATCGTAAACCCATTGGGACCTCTACGATAAGGGTGGGACCCGCCCACATGTATTTAGTACCATGGGTGGGACCCGCCCACAGGTATTTAGTAGTGATAAAAATATCACAGAATATCCTATTGAATTATAATACAAATAACTTTGAATTGTGGCAAGAATATATCAAATAGTTATAGACATAATATCCTATAAAATAGTAATATATAATCACTAACAACGAAAGTAATAATATGAAAATAAAAGTAGGCGATAAGATAGCAGTAGGAAATATAGAGGGCTATATAACTAAAATATCTATTGCTCTTGATTATGATGACAAAAAAGCAGAAAGCGGTATTAATGTAGAACGATACGATACTGATTTAGATTATATCGGAGTAGTGGATTACAAAGACGAATATAATCAAATTCGTTTTACAACTTTTAATAAAATAACGAGAGTAATAGAAGATAATGTTTGTACTACAACAGAATTTGTACGCAACATTATAGAAATGAGATAATATGCAAACTGAAATAAATATAACTGATAATCTTGCTCAACGATTTGTTGAGCAAGGTAAGACTACAAAGGAAAGTGAAACACTTTCATTTATAATAACAAAGAGCGATGATACCATTATGGATATTGTCGAAACACTTGAAGAGAGGGAAACAACAAAGGTAATATATGCTTGAAACAATAACCGAACTTTACGATTACTTTATAACATTTGTTTCGTTGTCCTTGTTGATTGCTGTTTTATTCTATTGGATAGTTTTATTAATAGATAAAAGGCAACAAAAAGATTTCGATACAAAGTACAGGGAAAGTAGAAATAACAACGAAAGGAAATAATATGGAGTGGATATTCATAGGTATCGCTTACTGTGTAGTATTGACAGGATACTTTATAATTAAAATGATGAACGACTAATATTGAAACTTGGAACAGGGAACAGGGCGAAAGCCCTGTTCCCTTTTTTATTTATGCGCTAATTTTTGGTGCTGTATTATTCCAGCCGATACCAATACTAGCTTGTAATACTTTATCTAGATTAGCAATCAATTCGGCTGGGGCGTGTGCTTCCATTATTGTATCAAGTGCAACTCTTTTAACTTGTTTCAATTCAGAAAGTTTTTTGCCCTCTGGTCTTTTTTCTATTTCTTGTTGAGCAAGTTCACTAGCCCACTCTCTTATTTGTTCCTCACAAAGAGCAACTGTTATCCTATCCTCTTTAATATCATTAGAAGCAAACTTGTAATCAAGTTTTCCTTTTAAGCTTTCATTGTTAGCTTTCTTTTTAAAGAAAGTTTTAGCTGTTGCCTGTGCTTCCAATAGATATTGTTCAGCTTCTTTTAGCTTATCAATAATAGATTGAGCACCTATTTTTTTGGCAAGTTTTTTAGAAGCTGTATCGGTTGCCTGTGATACATATTGACGAACAAGTAATTCTTGTTGTTCAATCATAGGGTCGAGCTCTCTCTTAACTTTATCTCTAAAGTGGTCGAGCTGATATTTAGTCATTGCTTTTGACATACTATTCCTTTCGTTGTTAGTTTTTGAAAGTATAACATAATATCCCAGATTAAGTCAACTATAATCTTTTATTTTTTTTTAGGGTGGGGCCCGCCCACAGGTGTTTAGTGTTTTATTATTCTTGGGTGGGTCCCGCCCACAGGTATTTATTAGCCTGCGACACTATGTCGCATTGACTTATTATGTTTCGTTGATCTCGGACCTGGGCCCATGAATAAATTTAGTTATTGCCTTCTGGGATAAAATGGGATACTATTTTAATTAAGTTTTAATGAATTATTTTTTTAGTCTTTACTGAAAAGATAAAAGAGCAACATTAAACCATAATCGTAGGTATGGGTAATGGAACACTTGAATAAAGTGCCACCGATCGTTTTAAAACTAGGCAACGGCTGCTAGCGGTCGTTGCCGCTAAACTAACAACGGAAAGAACATGAAAAAACTAAAATCACTTAACGATGTTCAAAACTTTTTTGAACAACTGGGGGCCAAGAAAGAAAAGGGCCAGGGCTTTGTATCATGGACCTTGGATAGTAAAGACTTTAAAATGGTACATACAGACTTATCAAATATGAAAGTTAAAAATGAAAAAGAAAATAAAGCATAACGATTTAACTCATTACTTTATAAGGGATCATAGAACATTACCCGCAAGCTATCTAAAAAGCTGTAGAAAGTTTTTTAATAGTTTTGATTCAAATTTTAGGCCACAAGTTAACAAGCAAGTGAAATAGGGAGGGGACCCGCCCGCAAGTTTTTTATTGCGGGAGGGGCTTGTATTTTTTAAATATAAGATTATATAGGATCAAATGGACAAGAAAGAATTGAAAGAAATTACAGGGGGACTCAGTAAGCCCTCCAAGATGCCTGGTTTTAGTTATAACTTACCGGCGACACGCTGCATTACAGGCAGCAAGCTTGTTAAGATTCCAGGGTCCGTTTGCTTTGGTTGTTATGCTTTAAAAGGCAGGTACCGTTTTTCTAATGTAAAAAATGCAATGCAACGTAGATTAGATTCTTTAACCCATCCTCTATGGGTCCAGGCTATGGCTGCAAGCATATTGGATACTAAGATCGAGTTTTTTAGATGGCATGATTCCGGAGATTTACAATCACTTGATCATTTAAAGAAAATTTTTGAGGTGTGTAAACTAACGCCGAATATTAAACATTGGTTACCGACTCGAGAAGCTTCAATAATTGGATGTATAACACCGGATCAAGTACCATCAAATTTAATTATAAGGTTTTCTGCCCATAAAGTAGATGGCAAGGCCGCAACATTTTGGCCCTGGACGTCTACCGTTGTTACGTCAGAAAAGACTTGCCCGGCCGCTGAACAAGGCAACAAGTGTATGAGCTGCCGGGCTTGTTGGGATCGCAACGTTAAAAACGTTGCATATGGTAAACACTAAACACGGGCCCGTTTTCGACGACCGGGCCCGCCAAATCTTAAGTCACAAGCCGCAAGCTCACAAGCGGGAGGGATTCCCGCCCGCAAGTTTTTTATTGCCTTGAGCCAGGGAACAAGTAACAAGCAACAAGTACCAACAAGCAGCAGGCACAAGTCGCAAGCAAGTGTTGGGGTGGGCCCCGCCCACAGGTTTTTAGTTGGGGTGCGACATTATGTCACATTGACAAGATGTTCTTGAACCTTGGTCCATCCTTCTGCAACAAAGGCACAAGGCTCATGGTTATAAAGTTGCATGATCTTTGATCCTTCATAAAGTTTTATGGACAAAGGACCGAGGGCCTTTACTAGGATGAAAGTATTATTGGGATGCCTTACATGAAAGCTAATTTGATGAGGAGATAGGATTGGAAATTCACCCTTTGTCACCTTTAATTCAATGGTGAAAAATTTACCAGATTTGTTGTAGCACAATAAGTCTGGAACACCAGCGGAGGCCCAAGACTCAAGTCTTGTAAAGAAAATTTCAGTTATGTTTTTTTTAACTTCATGCCAAAATTTAGATTCAGGTCTCACTTAAAATTCAGGTTACAGTTTGTATTATGTAATTCGTTTAATCATCTTACCCATACCCCATCTTGTAGGCTCAACTGTGATAATTAATCTATGAGATTCTCTTACACCAATGATTTTATTTTCCATTAATTGAATACCAGATACATCAAAAGTTTCTCCATTTGGCATATAAACTTGGACTCTTGCATTGTTAGCAACTTCAGATTCTACCATGAATTTATTTATAATCTGTCTTAAATATCTTCCTTGCATTTCTATTCCTTTTTAACCTGGGGTTCAGTATCAATAGGTAATGAAGACTAACCTATGTCGTAAGCCAACCCCAGGATCATTTATTTGGAGATGAATGATTATTGCATTTATACCAAAGTTAACCTATAAGATCAAGTGTATGGGACAGGTAAAAAGACTTACAGAAATGCAGATGAAATTCGCTCATGAGTTAGTAACCAATGAGGGAAGAATGACTGGAACGGAAGCAGCTATTGCTGCAGGGTATTCCCCTGATACAGCTAGGAACGCTGCATATAAACTTCAAAACCCAAAAATATGTCCATTAGTTGTTCAATACATTGGAGAATTAAGAGCAGAAAATCAAAAGAAATATGATGTAACTTTTGAAAGTCACATTACAGAATTAGGTAAGATTAAAAATGAAGCTTTGAAAAACAAAGCCTGGAGCGCTGCCGTCAATGCCGAAGTTGCAAGAGGTAAGGCTGCCGGACTGTATGTTGAACAAAAAATTATTAGGACCGGTAAGTTAGATGACTTATCTGAAGAAGAATTAGATAAAAGAATTGCAGAGGTATTGGATCAATATTCACCAATCCTTGAAGGTGTTGAGGTTGAAGAACTAAAATCTGATGTTGTGCAAAAACAAAAAGATATTAGATTAGGAAAACCCCAACGACCCCCAAAGAAAGAGAAGATATTAGTAAACTATTCGTCTTCGTCTTCGTCAGACCAATCAGAATCATCTGAGTCAGAATCAGAATCACAATCGTGATTCTCTAACTCTTCAGCTTTGTCTCTGATTGTATCTATGTCTTCTTGAATTCTATCCAGAATGTCTTGGATAGTTTCGCTTTTTTTCTTGCCCATAGATTTTCTCCATAGAGGTTATGTTAGATAGCGGAATTACCGTTCGATCTCCGAAGTTAATTTCGCCAAGATCGTTTATCTCATAGGAAGAAAATATCCATAAATATTTTTTACTTTTCTTAAAAATAAAACCGATTGAAATACAATGACTTACAGATAATTTATTAAATTCAACGTCAGAAGCCCATCCAGAATCACTACAAATATCTTCCCAAGATATTTTATATAGGTCATAATTGAAATTACTCATGTAAATCAATGTATTTTATTTTAAACCTTATTTATAGGGTTATGTGGTGCCGTGTGGTGTCCGTGTGGTGCTTTTGAAAAACCACTTTAGTCATATAAATCAATGACTTAACCTATTTTGTGGTGCTTTTAGGATATTTTTTTAGGGTTTGAAAAAAAATTTTTTTTATTTTCCAGAAAAAAAAGTACCACAAGTACCACAAATTGAATATTCTCTATGTATACCAACGATTCTAGTCATTTTGAAAAACACCACACGACCACCACAAACCGCATAAATACTCACTTTTTTTCTCCACATGAAGCACCACAAATGTGTGATATTTATGTCACACTACACACAATTGACATAATTTTGCCACAATCTTGCCACAATTAGCTTCTGGTCTCCATTACCATTTCATAGGCAATGTCGCTTGGATCCATGTTAGTGACCAATTCTATATTCTCTATTTGTTCTATTTTATCTGCAGCTTGGGCCTGGGTTATTTCATTATTGATCAATAACTCCTTTACAACGTCAAGTTGTTTCTCAACCATTTGAACTGCATAGTCTTTCATACTCATCTTTCCTCCTTTGTTAGTTAAATTTAATAGATGGTGGTCCATTACCATCCATAACCTCTTCAATTTTATATCTTAAATGTTCTTTAACTTCCGTTAAATCTTTTTTCTTAGTTTTCTCAATAAACTTAATAAATGCCTCTACTTCATGCCACAATATTACAAAGAATATTGCATAGCTTTCGACAGGATCAGAAAATCCATTCTTTGACATTCTTAATTGAGTTTCTCTAATGAATTTATAAATATCATCTTGAATACTTATAAATTCTACATTTCTATCTTTATTTGCATCCATCTTTCCTCCTTAGTGTAGTTTGGTTGATTTAAATTTAATACCATGTTTTAATAAAGCTTCATCAAATGCTGCAGCATCAAGTTCTGCTTTCTTTTTTTTAAGTTCTATTAATCTCAACATATCTCTTCTAAGTCTTCCTCGCAGACTAGGATCTTTTATGTCTTTTATTAATTTTAAAACTTTTTTTTCTTTATCTACCATCGTATTCTTTCTAAATGTAATATTATTACATATGGGATATTATGTCAATACTTTATTTTTATAATATTGATCTACTCTTCTTAAGAATTCATGTTGATAATTAACAAACTCATTACCTTCAATCTCAAAACGCTGGAAAAAGTTATCTTTTGTACACATTAGGACAACACCTCTGTCTATTTTGGTACCATATACAGTGTTATGACCCATTGCATACGCTGCTAATTGTAGGAAATAGTCAGTAATCCATTCCTTTCTTTTGGGCTTGTTACTTTGTTTAAAGTCTATTATACTCTCCGACCCATTATAAATACCTGCTAAATCAGTTGCACCAGCATACAATCCTGGGTAGTGAATAGTAACTTCAGATCCCCATATTTCAGTTAAATCTTTTAAACCATTATCAATGATTTGTTTTGCCATGGTATGAGCATTTTGACCTATGTCAGTTAAATCTAAATGATTTTGACCTGCAATATAGCTTTCTAATATACGATGCATTGCCGTGCCTCGTTCAGCTGCTTGGTCCTTGGTCCGTGTTGCTTCATCCATGCCAACTCGAGCCTTCCATGCGTCTAATGCTGCACGTTTTTCTTCACTTTGTGTTGCTTGAAGTATCGTTGTCACTGATGGAAGTTTTTCATTTCCTAATTCATAATGCCTTTCATCCTGAATCAAGGACCTTGAACTTGCGGGATAATTAAATCGTTTATTCCATTTCATTAGATTACTCTCATTCCATTACTGGCTTTTCTTTATTAGATTCATTATACAAAAATCTTATTATCTCTTTACTAATAGTAACGGTTGGATCAAAAGACACATCTCTTGTACAACCAATTAATATTAATAATACAAATATATATTTCACAGTAAACTAAATAAAGCTAATGTAATAACTAAATTTATTACAAGTATTTCCATTATATTAACTCAGGTTGTTTATTTTGTTTTTTATTTAAACGATACATTTTTTAATATTGTCTTTCTCTATTTTTATATTTTTCACCTTTTCTAAGATGTTTTATTCTTTCTACAGTGTTATGATATCGATCCGGATCATAAGTTTTAATATATATGTGTTGTAGTTTAACGAATTCAGTGTAAGCCTCCTTTTGTTTTTTATGATATCTAACAACAGATTTTTGAAGCCATATTGAAAAAGCAACTTTAACTCCTCTTTTGCGATATCCTTGTGCATTTTTTCTATTAAGACCAGCTTTATTTTTTGTAACATGAGCAACAAAATTATTTTTAATGTAATTCATATCTTCAATTAACCAGGCTTGATAGGCTTCATAGATATCTTTAAAATTTATTTTATAAGGATACATAAAATCATGAGGAGTTACCTTACCTTGACTATTTAATATAATTAAAATTTGATTTTCAGTTAGTTGGGCTAATGAATTTTTTTCAGGTAAATATTTTCTAACCAATAAAGTTTCTAAATGAATTCTAATAGAATCATAATTTAATATTTTATAATTTTTTATTATTCTTAA